GAGTAGCTTCTGCTCTGTAAAAAACTCACGTAGCTCAGAGGTGTTAGAGTAAGTTGATCTCTCTAGACCGCTACCTAGACCTGCTAAAATTGCAGGTACTCCTAAGACAGCACTGATTCTTTCCTCATTGATATATCGTAGCTTTCCGATCTCTAGATCTTTAGGACTAAAAGATAGTGTTTGTATATCTACCTCTCCTCCAGATATAACTAGGGGACGACCTCTATTCTCTCCACCAAACCTTCTGCCAAAGACATCAGCTATTGTATCTGCCTCTTCTGTTGTCATCGATAGATCGTTTTTTGGACTTATAACAACCGATGGAACACCTGTATTTTTAACTAATGCTGCTGCCATTTGAGATGCAGCAGAGTCCCCTAATACTTCAACCATCACTGATCTAAGCGGAGCTAATCCTCTCCTATGATTTCTAGGATCTATTTTTTCTCTAAGATGGATCATATCTTCACGTTTTACATATAGATTCTGTCCTTTTTGCTTATATTCATAGTGAGTTATTAGTTCCTCTTGATTACCTTTGACCTCAACGTTTTCTGGAATAAGCGGATATAATTGTACAACTCCACCACTCTCGTTTCTTAGCTTCATAATAAAAGCATCGCCTGAAACTGATATTGATGAGATTATGTATTGATTGAGAAGGTTGCCTGAAAGATAAGGACTAGGTGCTTTAAGCAAAGTACTTGCAGGATGGTTTAATATTTTCTCAGATCCCTCTGGACTATTTTGATAAACCTCTATTGGTGGCTCTGAAAAAGCTGTTCCTAGAACATTAAGACAGGCTAACGCAGCTGAGTTACCTTCTGGTGACATTTGGTTAGTTCCACTAAAATAACCTATTTCTGTATTGTATGGGAATACAACCTGCGATGTTGGAAAGTTGTTATAACTTTTTGTATCTACCCTATTGTTTTGTTGCGAAAAAAAATCTCTTATATTATCAGCAAGTCCCAATTATGTCACACTCCATTTAGTTGCTCTAACTATGCCATGTCGAGCTGCGTATGCCAGTGCATCAACTTGATCATCATGAGATCCACTCGATGGGAAGCTAGTTAGTTCTCTCTCAAATTCTAACAACCATTTGGCATCTCTCAAAAAATAGATCGTACCATTTTCAACTCCTGCTGCTGCTGGAACAGCTCTGGCAGTTTTTGATTTGTCAGCTTTTAAGTTTTTTATAGGTAGTCCCATCCTTCTTGCCATCTGGATAATACCTAATCCAAAACTAGAATCCTCTACACCAAGCCAAGCCATACTCCACTTATCTATCATCAGCTCTATCTTTGGCAGTAGCTCAGGTGCTTCTAATCTAGCTCTTAGTATATCAAGGATTAAAAGTTTGCCGTCATTTGTAGCACCAACAGTCATAATCACTGAGTAGTCTGCTGTCTCTTTTACAGATAAAGCGGTATCCATAGTCCCAAAAATAGAAAGATCAGATTGTTTATAGATCTCGCCATCAACTAAATACTCTGGATCATCCTGATCTATTTTTTCAAAGTATTGAAACCACTCTCTTTTAAACATTTGTCCTACCTCTGTAAACTCAGCTAAATACTCTTGACTATAAACTAAACTGCCTAGTTCCTCTCTAGCTTGTACTAACTCATCCTTTTCTATATTTTCATTTGATTCAGTGGGATACTGATAAGTGATCCATTGATCTCTTTTCTTTGCATTTTCAAACAATTCATAAAACCAATTCATACCATTTGGTGTGCTAATAAATAAACTCTGTCCTAGTGAGTCTGTAAGTATTGGTCTTACTGTCTCCCAAGTTTCTTTTGATTGATATGCTGCCTCATCAAAAACAACTAAGCTAATACCACCTGCACCTCTCAACCTTTCAGGTTTGTCCGCTGACTTGATTTGTATAGATCCTCCATTCAGTAACTCAATCCTTTTCTCTACCTCTCTTATCCTCACATAATCCTCTGGTAGTTGTCTAGCCAATGATTTTATAGTTCTAAAAGAATCCATAGCCTGTGGATACACAGGAAATATAATCCATACTTTCTCACCTTTAAAAGCCTTATCGTATGCAGCAACTATTGATAAAGATGTTTTACCCCAACGACGACCTGCTGCGACTATAACGTATCTAAAGTCCTCCAAAGACTTTAAAACCTCCTTTTGACCTTTGTGTAAGGCAGGTGGAGTTACATTAACTATTTGACTCATCTTGATTTTGTTGTTGCCAGTCCCATTCCATAACCATAGTTGGTGGGATCATGACACTTACATTTTGTTGATTTACACCTCTAGCTTCTCGTTCTAATTCACTAGCTGTAATAAAAAATCTAACTAGATCAGATGCATCAAGTTCATCTAGATTCATCTCAGTAAGTTTTTGTGCTGCTTTTGCCTGTAAATTTTTAGCAACACGTATTTGTCTTTTATTCATCTCTTCTATTTCAGCAAGTTGTGTTATACGTTTCTGTTCATCAAGATAATCAACGTAGGAAAGCACACGCTCCTGCCAAAAGTATTTACGAGCCCACTTCTCTATTTGTGTCTTACTTTTGCCTAACTTTTGCCCAACCTCCCTATAAGATCGGTTATCCATATCTCTATACTCAACAAATGCTTCAAATGCTTTTAAAGTCTCGCCTCTTTGTCTTTCCCATAGATCAGGTATCTCTAAATCAGATAAATTCGCTATTTTTAACCCCCTTCTTTGCATTTTCTAGTATTGCTAAGGCTAACTCAGGTTGAACACAATTATTTAATAAAGTTCTTTGTTTATTTTTAGTCACTCCATAATTTGATAAATCAAAACCTAATCTTTCCTGCTTTATAGTTAAATCTCTATTTCTTATATCTCTCGACTCAGATTCAAAATAAGGTATTTTTAGATTAGACCAAAAATAGTGATTATGACTAATAAAAGGCTTTATTAAAGGATCATAATAACTAATTACGTTTTCAACAACCCAAAAGCCACTCTTAAAAAAATGTTTCAAAAAAATTATCTCTTCATAAAGTTTCATATCAGGATATCTTTTTTGTGATTCTGGAATATTATTTTTTAAGTTATTAAATCTTGAATGCGTAGGACATGGAGGACTAGACCATATAAAGTCAAACTCTTGATAATTTTGTAATAAAAACTTGTGAGCATCTGCTATCTCTATAACATCATCAGGAAATAAATCACTGTAAATATCTACTATCTCAGGATCTACTTCAACCGCAGTGATTTGATGATCATCACCCCACAACTTTCTATTACCGCCAATTCCTGCATAAAGATTAAGTATTTTTATTACTCCTCCTCTTCGGTTATTTTGACTGCTTTCTCGCCAGTTTGGTTTTCATATCTCTCTATTATCACATCACAGTACTTTGGATCAAATTCTATGCTGTAACACTTTCTATTAAGGTTATGACAAGCTAAAAGCGTAGATCCTGATCCAGCAAATGGATCTAGTACCCAGTCTCCTACTTGTGTAGTTAATTTTATTAAATATTCAAGTAAATCAAGTGGTTTCATAGTTGGATGCTCCCTAGATGCACTAGGCTTGTTGAATTCTAATATATTAGATTGTTTTCGATCCCCATACCAATTATGTCCCTCACCTTCTTTCCAACCATAAAGGATCGGCTCATACCTCCAATGAAAGTCTGATCTAGATAAAGCAAATGTATTTTTTACCCAGATCAATACGTTTGAGAGGTAAAAATACTTCTTAAACTCCGTTAAAAACTCTGCGTGATGCTTATTTGGATGAAAAACAAAGATATTCTTGCGAATTGTTGCATAAATATTAGCAAATGAGTCCTCAAGTAGATGTAAATTCATCTTTTTGTCATCGTTTTGAATCTCTAGTTTATCCTTAGTTTTACCCACATATTCAACAAAATAAGGTGGATCTGTAAGGCATATCTCAGCGTCATCAGGATAATATTCTATTAGCTGTGCGTCGCCACATACCAAAATATGATCTCCTAGCATATATCTATCGCCAAATTTTGTCTTTGGCTCGGCAGGTATTGATGGAAGTTCTTTTTCCTGTATAGGTAAAGGATCTGGTAATAAATCAAATAAATCGTTCTCAGTAAAGCCTGTTGAGTCAAAAAGAAAAGGATCTGAGCTTACTTCACTTAATAATTCAGCTAAAAGATCATCATCATACGTTCCAAGATCCGCTGTCCTGTTATCTGCTAAAGCAAAGGCTTTTGCGGTTAATTCATCGTCCTCAACGTACAAAACAGCTATTTGATCCCATCCAAGCTCTCTTGCTGCTGCAAGTTGATGATTTCCTGCTATAACAACGTTATCTTTTGTGGCTATGATTGGTTTTCTTTGTCCAAACTGCTCATAAGACTTAGATACAGCTTCCACGTCACCTTTTCGTGGATTTCCTTCCATAAAAGATAGTTGATCGATATTTACTGCTAGTGATTGTAATGATTTATGTATTTTTGACATAAATTTATTATATCAAAGTTTTTTTATAGGATGTTACAAAAATATAATGGTATGATCACAAGTAAGGAGGTTGAAAATAAAAAGAGAACTAAACAGACTAGAAGAGATCATTGAGTTTGGCATGTATAACACAAACCCAGACAAAAAAGTAGCTCTAGCAATAGTCAAAAAACTTAAAACAGCTAATAAAAAGCTAACGCCTAAACAAGCGGAAGCAATAGCTCAAAGAGAAAAAAGACTTGCCGAAGCCAAAAAGAAAAGCTAAGACTTTCTAAAATTAATAGTAACTAGCCACACGGCAAGTGTAATAATAATACCCATGCCTGTGATTCTTTGTGCAGCTCCAGTTAACGTGAAATAAGAAATTATTAGTCCCACTAGAGTCCACGAGAGTCCGACAGTCTCTCTAATAGCCTCTATAAACCAATCTTTTAATTTTTTTATCACCCTAGTCTCCTATAACCTACCATAGAAACCATGCCCATAATTCTTGTCAAAAGAACTGGGACAACGACTTCTTGTGCTTTTTCTTTTTGATCTTGTGTCATTGAGTTTTGTATTTCATCAACACTAAAATCTTCTACTCTAACATCTATTAAAGTAGCTATTGGCTTAGATACAAATTCCTCAACTTGAATTTCAACTACTACGTCTGCGAGAGTAAATGGTTGTGATGAATCGTCTGCACTTTCTACTGCCCTCTCTACATATTCCTCAACCGCTGCCTCAACTGATTCATCCTTTTTTACAAGCTCAGCTACTACTTCCACATCCTCTTTTTCTACTCCAAAAACTTCTGCAACTGTTTCAACTTGCTCTTCTGTAAGTTCAGTTGGATCTTCTTGTATAATATTTATAGTTTCCTCAACAACTATACTGATCACCTCGATCACCTCATCACTAACTTGATCTAAGTTTTCAATTCCTATGTCGTTGATCTCTTCAACTATCTCTATGACTTCCTCTGTTTCGAGCTCTTCAACAAATTCAACTATTGCCTCTTCTTTGATCTCCTCAGAAACCTCATCATCAAAGACAATCAACTCTTCTATAACTTCCTCTAACTCTTCAACCTCTTCTGCAACCACCTCTTCAACAAATACCTCTTCAATCTCTTCGGTAGTATCCTCCAACGATTCATCCTGTAAGTCTGTATCTGCATCTCGTAATATATCTTTTTCGTGTAGCTCATCAGTCTTATCCTCCTCTAAAATTTCCTCAACAATAATTATATTATCTAGATCAAGCTCATCAATATCTTCTATATAGATTATCTCTATATCTTCAAAAGAATCTAAGTATTCCTCAACTTCAATGACTGTTTGATTAAACTCTTCATCTTTCTTTTCAAGATCTCTTTCCTCTTCAGTTTTATATTCCGATTCATCTTCAAGTCTAATTTCATCAACATCAGATAAATCAACATCATCAAAAAGCTCTTCTCGGTCTTGATCCATATCTTCGTCATCAACGATTTCAATATCATAAAGTTCTAAATCACCTCTTTCTACTTGCTCATCAGTAAGTTCAACACCATATAGATCAAAGTTTCTTTTTCTTTCATTATCCCTTTCCACAGTACCATCTTCTATTTCATGAATCTGATATTCTGCCTCCTCGCCAGAATCTAAAACAACGATTATAATTTCTGGCTCTGGCTCTGGCTCTGGATCAAAAATAATCACTGGAGGCGGGAGTGTTGTTGTAGTGGTCGTTGTAGTAGTTGTTGTTGTAGTAGTGTATTTAAAACTAATATCATCTACTAGAGTCCAGTCATTAAGAGATAAAGTAAACTTATCTATAAAAGTTGTAAGCGTTTCTCTTATATTATAAACCACAACCTCGTACATACTCTCCGCACTTGTAAAAGTTTGTGCTTCGATTGTATTAGTTTGTGTTGTTTCATCAGTATGCGTATATGTTACTGTGCTTTCATTGTTCAAAGCACCGATTGTAAAGCCTACCTCATAGATCTCTATTTCTTGCTCTACTTCATCGATTGTGGTTGTCTCAGGTAAATCAAATTCATAGTCAGCACCTTCGCCACCATGTTGCCTAAATTCTAAATTAATACAGTAATCTGTGCATCCATAGTGTCCACTCCAAGTGTTATTTATATCAATATTATCTTGGACTTCATTTCCCTGTATATCAAGCTCGTCCTCTGGTATGACCATATCGGTTGATTGTTCCCAAGTTTCTGGAACAGTAGTTGTTGTCGTGCTTGTAGTAGAACTTGTCGAAGTCGTGGTTGTTGAAGTATTTTCTGGAATAGTTGTCGTTGTTGTAGTAGTACCATCAAACGTCTCGATCTCCTCTACCTCGCCAACGATTGTGGTTGTAGTAGTAGAGGTTGTTGTAGTCGTTGTTGTATCTTCCTCAGCCAGTGCGGAGGATATAGGATATAGTAAAGACAATAAAGAAAAAACTAAGAAATACCGCTTCATTCATTTAATTATAAGTTGCCACCGCAACAGCCCTGTCCACAACAGTCCATCTTACACCTCACATCATATTATTTAATAAGACTGCAAAGGATATCACTATACCCATATAACTGAAAAACTCAGTCTTTGATACTTTACTGTTAACTTTCTCATGCAAAGCGTCGATGCGGTCATTGATTCTTTCTTGTCCCTCGATCACTAACATAAGAAGCTCTTTTTGAGTCATCCCATTATTGTCAGCCATATATCTAATGTAACTTAAAAATTAGATATCGTGAAATCTTGATGTTTTTTTTCTTTTTATCTTCGTATATGCAATATTTTATAGCACCAAACTTTGACTTAATTTCAAACTTGATCGTTCCATACCGCCATATAATTTCTTGAGTTGGAGGATCTAAAAAATCTGTTCCTGCTTCTACAAACCTTATTTTTTCATTCTTTGAAAAAGTCGGTTTCATCTGCTACTTCCCTGTAGTGCATACGCTTTGCAATTTTTCGATATAATCTATTATCTAACGCAGATGCAAGTAAAGAGTCTTCCTCGCTTCTTTTTTCCATTGTTATAGAAAAAAATATATTTAGTAAATCATCACCTGAAACGTTGTTGAATAGTTGCATAGTGTTGATTGAGGTAGCAAATACATCAAACAAGTCGTTAAAGTTATACGTTACTGTCCAAAGTGATGAGATATCTTTTACTGAACACTCAAAACTCAAGCCACCGAAGTGATTTGTAAACTCATCATCATTTATCAAAAATGGGGATGCGTTTGACTCTATTTCTATAATATTATTTACTCTACCTAAAAGTTCAGTGTTTTCTAAGTAGCTATAAACAACGTTATATCCTTTATTAAACTCATCTGACGCTGTCGCCATAGTCTGCTCCAAATATAGCATCTACTAAAAGTGTAACATCATCTTCTAGCAATTTATACATATTCATTTTATGACTATGACCTTCTATTTCACATTTAGTTCCAGATATTTTATAGCCTTTTTTTCTAAGGTCAGATATTCTTTGTGCATAATCTTTTACAAAGTCCTCTCTTAGAAATACAGAGCTACAAACATAATTGTGGTTAGCTGCTGTCAATCTGTTGAGTATTTTTTCTTTATCTGTCATACCTACCCCAACAATGCTTTGAGCTATTCCAATGATGCCAACCATCGTAATAGGAAAGCCAAGCAGCAGCTTTAACATTATCTGTTGGATCATACATATCTAGTTCTCTTTTGAACTTGTCTTTTTCAAGCCACGCTTCTGTTTTATTATTAAATTGAAAAAGACCTTGATCGTATGTTCCATCTTTGTTGTAGCCTGTAGCCCACTCTTTGCCTTTTGACTCGCACCATATTACTGTGAGAGCAAGAGCTTCATCCTCCTTAAAATACAAGCTGACCAGAGGAATCCACTCTTGCACCTCCATTACTATTTTGCACTGACTATCCATACTGTAGATGTCGGTTGGACTTTCTAAGTGAAAATCAACGACACTAAGTAAAGTGCAACCTAGTAATAAATCAAGTCCCATCATTTTTCAAGAACATCTCATTTTTTACTTTCCAATTAGGATGTATATATTTTTTATCTTCCTCAAACATTTTATAAGCCTGAGTGACATCTTTTGCTAAATATGTACGCTCTAGAATCAAAACCATCCTGTGTTTTTTAACAAGTGGCATCATTCTGCCCAATCTTTCATGTATTTGCTGTGTTGTCTTGGTGTGCCATCCATATTTAGTGGTTGGTTTACAGCATTTATACAATTACATGGCTCACGCCAAATTTTAAGATCAAAATCCTTATTTAACTTAGCGACTGCCTTTCTGATTGTATCGTTTGTGAATTGGGGATCTATACCGCATAGCTCCCCCTCTAGTTCTAAAATATATCTAATTTTTTTAAATTCAGATAAATTTTTCAAAGGTTTTATTGGTGTTGTTGTACCAAATATCATCCTTATCAACCTCCTTATTTTATATTTATATTTTACTATTCTTTACTCTTCTCTACTCTACTCTTCTCTGTAACGTTATAATTGTTACTAAGTAACGTTACTATAACGTTATTCATCTACTTCAAATCCATGCAGGTCTTTCATCAATTCCTTATATTTTTTCTTTGATTTTTCCTCAGCCTGACGCTGCCTATACTCTGCTTGTCTTTTAGCATTCATCTTTCTATATCGATCAAGTTGGGAGTATTTATCCTCCCAATCGTGAACATAGAACTGATTACGTCTCTTATCTATAAAACCTGCCTCAACAAGCCCTTCTAAGAGATTCTTGCCCTCCCATATTTGATCGGACAACAAATCAGGATGAGGAATATGCCCTGCTTTTTTTCCATATTCAAAAGAATAAGCCCATATCTTTACTAAAGCTCCAACTGCCTCCATTTCGGACAGCTTGTTTTTTTTAGCAAATATAATTAGCTTAGGATTCCTAAGTAATGAAATATCTACCTGAATCCAACCAGACATCACTCTCCTTTATCAGTTTCAACCTGACTGAAGGTTACAATATCTTGAATTTTATTCTTGATCGTTTGTAGATTATTAATATTTATATCACCTTTAGCAATATTAAGCATACCAAGTGCCTCAGCTGTTACTGTTCTAGCCTTATCTAAGTCATTTCTACATAGCTCCATAGCAAAGTCTCTAATATTTGCATTTATATGTTCTTGAGACTTAGATACGTCACTGGTTTCTATGCCCATATCTTGCATTTGCTCTTTTATTGGTTGATTTGCCTTAAATGGTGCCTGTTTAGGCTCTTGTTTGCTCTTTTGAGCCACATTTTTACTATTTACTGCAATATCCTCCATCTCTTCGTATAAAGGCTTTTCAGAGAAAAGAACTCTTAGGCAGCGACCTCTAGCAACGCTCTCTGCTTTTTCTAGTTTCTTATCTCTGATTAGTTTTTCTGCACCATGTCCTGTACAAATGGCTTCAGAGTCCCCATCATAAAAAGTTGCTTTGAAAACAACTAGGTCGTCAATTTGTGAAATAAATTCAGTAATTAACCTGCCCTTTGGATACTCTTCATTCATTCTTTTTATAAGGTCATCAACCTTAATATAATCTTTTAGATCCATTACTTTACTCTTTCCTTTCCGAGAAACTGCAAACCAGTTGCAGCGTCCCACCTCATATTATTGTCTGCGTAATACTCTGCTATTTGGTATCCGTGTCTGGTTTTGACACTATAATATTTAAGATTTCCATCAAAGAGAATATAAGTAAATTCATACTTATATTCGTGCTTATTTGTATAGCGAGGACTAAAAGGCATATCCTTATAGACCATTTTTACCCTCCAATAATATATTTACTTTTTCAACAATAGCTTGTTGATTCCTCATCAAACTTAGCTGATTCTTTTCTAGTTTTCTTAGACTTTTGTATATTTTTAAAAAAATCATTTTAAAAAATATTATTTTTGTCTAATACTTCGCCACGATCAAGTCTTTTAATAAAATTAAACTTGTTTTTTTTATACCACCATTTTTCATATAGGTAGTACAAAGCCATGACTAAATACATGATTCCTATGAGTATAGAAAAACCTATAATCATATAAATCATCAATTGAATAAACTCTTGCTGAGTCATTCCAACCTCCCTTCTAGTTGCTTGTGTAAGTTGTCATAAAACAATTATCAGAATCTTTCTCTAATTGTTCTATTGGAAATGTAGAAATACATTTTTTGTTAAAACATATTAATGTTTCATAAATAATATATATCGGCTCATTTTCCTCAAATTCGTGTGTACAATTTTCACACATTTTTAACCTCCCTAAAACTAATTTAATTGCTCGTGGCAATTGTAACAATACCAAGTTTCATTAGGATCATCGTCCTCAAAAACTTGTTGAAAATCATCACAGTGTTCACACTTGATGTAATCAATAGTACGTTTCATTAATTAACCTCCTTATACAAACATTACCATTGTTTTTTGATCGATGTGACAAATTTTTTAAAATATTATATGTCAATCTAGCTGTTATAATATAGTAAAAGCACTGGACGATAGTACTCCCTTTTATAGTAGTACGTTACAACCTCCTCCAGTGCTTTTGCCCTTATACAATAATAAAAAAAGGGGAGGATACGAATCCTCCCCTTTTTCATTGAGTAATGAATCCTAAAAGTTTAAGCTATTGCTAGTCTAAAATCCTTTAAGTTCACTATCTAATTCTAACAATTTTTCATTATTTTTTCTCTCTAGGTATTCAATAAAATCAAACATAGAAAAGTAAAAAACTTTTAAAAGATTTCTTATGTCGATCCTGAATTGAATCCAGCTTTTACTCAAGCATCCTCAAATGGTTGCTTTTCTTTATTTTCAACTGAAACATCCTCAAAAGTTTGTTTCGGTTTATATTGTTCTAGCCCATTTTGAAGTACAGAAAGTGCACTTGTCAAAAATGCAACGCCCACTAATTCCATAACTTGTGCGTCTATTATTCCTGTGGAATTAGCAAGATACAAACTGATAGCAGATTGTAAACCTGTTCTAAACGCTTTATTCAAAACGAATAACCAATATTGTTTATTTTTCATATCTCTCCTTAATCTACTTGAAGACCTTTAAGTATCCACGCTTTTCTCAAAGCGGTAAGCTCTGTTTTTATTTGTTTGAGTTCCTCTAGAACATTGTCATCGCTTGATGATTTTGGAACATAGTCCTTTACTTTATTAGATAAAATTGCTCCATCATAATCTTTATACTCTACCCAAACTGGATCACCTGATAATACTGCATCCCTAACAATTGGATATACTTTCTCGAATGCTGCTGTTGAGCTACCTACCCAATTAGACTCTTTTTGATCTAAGCCTAAAAGGAGGCATCCACTGGTTGCCGATTCTTTATTACCTATATGCCATAATATTCCTGTAAAGTTTGGCACATTGTTAACTAAAATAGATCCCTTCCACCAATCTGCACCTTTTGATGCAAACTTGCTTTTATATTTTGTATGGAAGCGACCTGCTTCTTGTAGTGTAATTCTATATCGCCCTGCGGGAATTCTCGTTTCATGCATTACTTTTTGATCCCTATGTTCATCCTCAAGCGTATATGCTAAAAATTTACGCTTATTGTTAGACACGTCAAACAAGATTCCTGATGTGAAATCGTCAGAGCTATTTATTCTTAAAACTTCAAGTTTCATAATTTACCTGATTACTCTTATATTAGACCACTTTTCATCCCCACCCAAAACTAAAGTGAGGACTCCAGAGCCGTTACGTCCACCGCTTACATTGTCAAACCACTGTGATCCTGAGTCTAGAGAAGGTGCTTGACAGATCAATCTATTACCATCAGCTGAATATGCACTGAAAAAATGATAGTGTCCCATCAATAGTACATCTGAATCCGCTATTTCAGACCTAGCTAAACTTTGATCGGCTAACCAAGTCCTAGCTTTTGCTTGTGCATTTGTCCCCCCTCGCCTAGCTTGATGCCCATGAATTATCGTTAGAACTGTATCTGAGCAATCAAAAGTCAAATGCAGATCGTTTTCAGGTATTATAAACTTAACTTTATCTTTGAAAGCAGGTGCCTCTTTAAATATCTCTTGTAACTCTTCTGCTAACATAACATCTTTATTATCACCAAAGGTAGTGAAGGCTTTGCCATCTTTTCTTGTCTCACCATGATTTCCTCCTATGAATGCGACCAATGTTTTATCAAAGAGCGGAGCGAGTTCTTTGATCCCTTGATAAGCCATCCTTCTTGCTACCTTTTGCTGCTGTCTAAAATCAAGCTCTAATTGAAACTCCTGCATAGCATAGTGACCGCATCCCTCTACAATATCGCCAAGTCCTGCTATTAAAAGATCATTTATAGGCTCTGATCGTCTAAGTGTCTTTATTTGATCTTTGATCTTAGGTATTGCTGCCATCCAACGATCAACTGTTGAATCACTCCCCTCTTTACCAATCTGCCAGTCTGAAAGTGCCACACAGAAAGTTTTGCCTTTTTTTAATTTTTTAACAGGTGGTTTTTTTATTTTTTTAGTTTTGTTGAGAAGCTCATTAAAATCATCATCTCGCATCCTCGTACCAGATGAGACTATTTTTGCTTTGAAATAATAAAGCCTCTCAATTTCCATGTTTCCAACATTGACATCCCAAAATCTTATCTCTGCTGTGCCTTCAACAACAGAATATTTAGATGCATCTTTGCCGAAGTATGACTCAAGTTGTTCTTTCCAATCCACCTCGTTACTTTTTTGTGGACTCGAAACAATCTCACCGCTTTTTGTAGCCTCGTTGAAATATCCTGATGGCTCAAAACCTTTCGGATGTTTCATCTGTTTTTTTTGATAAGGTGAGCGATCATTGATCGTTTGCTTAAATTTTTCTAGATCACTCAAAGACGCCATCTCTAAAATCCCTGAAGTATCTTCTAACTGTGTTGTAGTTAAGGTGTTTAAAAATATCGTAATTCTGTGTTAAATATTTAGCTGCAATTGTATCTGAGATGTGTTTTGATTCGGCTTCTTTTGCAACTTCTAAAAAAATAGCAAGTGCCTTTGGATCTTTTAATATAAAGCGTAGAGGTGCCTGTTGACCAGAAACCGCACCCTGTTTGTCTTGAAATTCTTGCAAAGAATCCATGTGGCTAGTATAACTATTTGTTAATTATTAACTAGGTTTTGGATTATCTGTTTTGACTTTTTTAATAGCTTTGTACCATTCGCCTGTTTTATCTAGCTTTCCTGCATCAATATCCCAATAAAGTTGGTCT